AGTTATTCAAAACCCTGTATATCCTTATAAGAAAAAAAACTAGCTACTTATATAGGAATAGAGCTAACCTTGAGTAACTTTATAGGTGTAAGTTATCCATGTTTTTGACCCATTTTTTAGGTAACTAAGATCGGTAATTTAGACGGTCATCTAAATATGAGGCGTTATGAAAGTTGCAGGATTGCGCCCACCAATATTCCTATTTTAGAAACTAACTATTGCTATTTTAGATATTTCATGCTAATATAGACAGTATATACATAGCTTGATTCTGCGAAAGGAGTCGTGTGTGAAGAAGAAAGTTTTACTTGACCTGGATGAAGAGGTGGTGGAATGCCTTGACCTATTAAAAGATCGTCTTGGCGTCAATTCACGATCAACGGTTGTAAGCATGTTGATTGAAACTACTAAGCAGTTTACGCCAACCAAGGCCCAGCTAGTTTTATCAGAAGTTACGCAAAATTAATTTATCGCCGCCGACATTGCACCCACAATCGAGAAGAGGTGTAAGAGTGAATGAATCAGATCGACAGTATCACGAAGTTGCAAACCTTTTCCCGCTTATGCAGGGGGAAGAATACGAAGGGCTAAAGGCTGACATAAAGGCCAACGGACTACTAGAGCCGGTATGGTTGCACCCAGATAATCACACTATTGTTGACGGTCGCAACCGTCACCGTGCTTGTGTCGATCTGGATATTGCGCCCAAGTTTCGCTACTGGGATGGCAAAGGATCGTTGGTTTCGTTTGTGGTTTCGCTGAACCTAAAACGCCGACACTTGAATGAAAGTCAACGGGCAATGGTGGCATCCAAAATCGCAAACATGGGCAAGGGCAATCCAACTGGTGCCAATCAGTATTCTGGAGGAAATGGATCAATTGAGCTAATTCCTCAAGAGAAAGCCGCTGAAATTCTAAATGTTGGTGTGGCCAGCGTCAAGCGCGCTAAGGTCGTGCAAGAGTATGGCACACCTGAGCTTGTGGCCGCCGTAGAAAGTGGGCGTGTGGCCGTAAGTGCAGCCGCTGTCATTGCTCAAGCGCCACCCAGAGAGCAGGTTGTGATTGTGGCGCAAGGCCCAAAGCAAATCGTGGAAGCATCTAAGCAGATACGTGCAGAGAAGACAGAGAAGCGTCGGGAAGAGCGTAAGGCACGCAATGAAGAAATGTGCGCAGAACTGCCAACCCTGGTGGACTTGCCGAGCCGGTTTGATCTTGTGTACGCAGATCCACCCTGGCGATATGAGTTCAACCAAACAGACAACCGTGTCATTGAAAACCAATACCCAACAATGGCGTTAGAGGATATATGCGCCATGCCAGTTAGTGACATTACCATCCCTAACGCCGTGCTATTTCTGTGGGCCACCTTCCCCAAGCTGGAAGAAGCTTTTCAGGTTGTGAACGCATGGGGTTTTAAGTATCGCACGGCTATCGTTTGGGACAAGGTGAGAATGGGGCAGGGTATCTATACCCGGCAACAGACCGAACTTCTATTGATTGCTATTAAAGGCAATATGTATTCGCCGGAAAGTAATTACGCTGGCAACTTCCGATCCCTGGTGAGTATTGAGCGAAGCCAGAACCACAGCGAAAAGCCCAAGGAGTTCTACGGCATTATTGAAGGGCTTTATCCAGACTGCACTAAAGTTGAATTGTTTGCACGTAACAAGCGCGATGGTTGGTATTCATGGGGGAATCAGGCTAATGATTAATGACTTTGCTGGATCTTTGCTGTGGAGCGAATCCAAAGCACATGAACCGTTTTGGGATGCCGTCTATCGAAAAGCTTTTCCTAACCTAATTTTTCACCATATCAGTAGCGGCGACACCCAAAGCCAAAGAATGGGGATAGATCGGATTATTCACTTATCCAATGGTCGCACCTTGCAGATTGATGAAAAGAAACGCAGCAAGGACTATGGTGATATTTTGCTGGAGTATATGTCAATGGACACCACAAAGGCACCGGGGTGGATTGAAAAGGATCTATCAATTGATTACCTGGCTTATGCGTTCATTCCTTCCAAAAAATGTTACCTTTTCCCGTGGCCTATGTTGCGCAAAGCTTGGGTAATCAACAAAGTCCAGTGGCTACGTGATTATAAGACTGTGGTTGCACCCAACAGAACGTATAACACTTTGTCGGTCCCTGTACCTATTCCTGTCCTGTGGGCGGCGGTCTCTTGGTCTGCACTTGTGGATGTGTCTGGCACTTTCTAATTGCATCCTTTGACACACTAAAAAGCGCCGGGTCCGCAATGGCCGGCGCTTTTTTTATTGGCTAGGCTGAGTAATGCTGAGTTTTCGCTATATCTTCACCGGCAAGTAGGTGCTATCAGCATTGCTTATCGTGATACAATAGCGGCATAACACCTAAAATAGTATCTCCACGTCTGTCACCCGTTTCGACTCCACCGTCACCGCGCGCTTTCGTGCCTTCATAGTCTTTCCCTCTGAAACTATTGATTTACAACATTCTTTAATCATATCTTTATTCCATCCTTGTTATTGTGAAACCATAAAGTTAAAGCAAAGCGATAAATACCTATTGACAAGGCCCGTTTTTGCTGCTATTCTGTAAAGAAATGTTTTATATTTATTGATTTGTATTAGGGGAACAATGAAGAAACGGCATATACAAGAACGGCAACCTGACGGATTTGGCTGGCGATTGATGGAACAACGCAAGCAGCGAGGTCTGTCGCTTGCGGATGTTTCTGATACTTTGAAAGAACGTGGAATATGCATTTCGGCGCAGTCGCTGAGCGCCCTTGAGTGTGGCAGAACGATGCGCGTTCGTGTGGATCTGCTGAATGCATTGACGGACGTTCTGCAGGCTGACGTTGCAGTGTTGGTGAAAGGGGAACCGGATCATGTTGCAGCATAGTGGTGAGCGTTCTCCGGTGATTCATGTATTTTGGTTCAACGGCCAGCCGGTCAACGTGCGGCGCCGTGGTGGTGGCACGTTTGACGAAGCGGCAGCGGCGTTTGTTGAGACAATGCTACCACAAAATGCTACTGCATTACAAGGAGGCAATCATGCTATTGCTGAAGATACTGATCGCCGGCTTCCTGCTGTCGGCTTTGTGGCCAGGATTAGCGCGCCACTGGCAATCATGCCGAACACGGCAACCGGAGCAAGCCAAGGCAACAAGCACGCTGACCCGACGAACACAGCTATGGCACCTTGCCGCAACTGCGTGCTTTCGGTGGTCACGCTGGCGTCAACCGGCGTTGCCAGCGCATCATCTTCGTCCACGTTGCCAAACATATATGCCATAAAATAAAAACTCCTCAGCTATGCCAAGGAGTTTGCAAACACACGGGCAATGAGATATATTGCCCTATTGTTGCCACTCACTTGGCGACCGTGGGATAGGGTGTTTACCGCACCGCTATCCCGTTCTTTTATTTTGCCGCTACGCTGCACGTATGCCGCCTATTTGGGGCGCTGCGTGGTTCAGCGTAGTGTTCACCATCTAAACGCTTCTAGCGCTTCCTATTGCGTCTTGCGCAGAACGCCATCGATTACCGCATTGATAGCCTTCTGCAACTCAACCACGAACTGCCGGCGAGTTCATCGGGTGACAGTCGCACCACGGTGGATACAGCGTCGGCAATGTGTTCGTCGGTGCGTGGCTTCGCTGCCATCTCTGCGGCCCATTGTGCAACATGCGGGTACACCTCAACGCCGTGTTTAACGTCACTCATAAATTCTCACCGTCCATTTCGTTGGATCTGAATACAAGTGATGCGGTTCACCGCAGTACGCCGCCTTGAGTTCAGCAATTAGCGCTTTCCCCGCAGCAAGGGCATCATCGTCATTGCCGGCATACTGCTTCTGCGACTGCGGACGCTCATCGTAGGCGACGCACCAGGCAACGTAATCGCCACCAACAACAGTGCCGTGAACGTCGTCATAGCCGCTTTGTCGTTCGCCCTGGACGAGATACGGTGTCATTGCCCCGCCTCGCTTCCACGTACACCATCGCCCACGCCGCCAACGTGCCCAGCACCGACAGCAGGAAGCCGGCGGCCACAATCTTCAGCAATAGCATGATTGCCTCCTTGAAATGCAGTATGATTTTGTGGTAAACTACGCACGTAGTTGCGGCACAAATCCGCCCATGTGCCGTAGTAACAGATCTCAATCTCGTTACCATTACGACCAATAAAAGTGCGAATCACCGGAGGTACATTATCACTACACTGCTGCATGTTCCGGTTCTCCTTCTAGCAGGCTACTCAATTCAACGGACAGCGCCGCCAACGATTTTGCGGCAATCTTCGCCCGCTCCTCGTTTTCCAACAAGACGAAGATCTCATCTTCGCCACCAAGCAATAGGTACGGATGAACATCGAGCGCCTTGGCAATTTCGTAAAGGCGTTCTACGTTTATCCCACTTATGCCGTGCTCTATTTTGTACAGAGCGGTTGGAGTAATCCCCAATGCCTCTGCGAAGGTATCTCGGCGTATTCGCTTAGCTAGACGCCGCTGTCTAATTCGTTGTCCGACTCGTTGTCCGACTGTCATTGACATCTCCTAAAAATCAATATAATAACTTTTAGGAAATGTTATCATAACTTTTGGGTACTGTCAATGATCAATGTATCAATTTGGGAATTTTCGTAATATTGGGTTATTCATGAGAAAGCCAGGAGTATACTACGTGATCGGCGATCAATTATTAACAAGCGAAGTGGGAATGGAAGCAGGTAAGGCGTACATGCGCAATACAGATACGTTCGCGTGGAGATTGCGTCAACAGCGTGACGCAATGGGCATTACCCAGTTCGAGATGTGTGACCGGATTATAGCGATTATCAGGCGTGATGAACCGGAGTTCAGCCTGAGCTATCCCGCCTATAACAAGTACGAGACTGGCGATACTGCCACCCCCAGGCTGAACGTGCTGACGGCCATTCGCGAGATTACCGGCCTATCGTTGGACTATCTCATTGCCGGGGAGCCGGAAGAGACGGGCAGCGAGTTCGCCACCGAGGAGGCTGAACAGATAGCGGTCATTGTGGACAGCTTGCCACCTGACCTGCGCGCTGCGCTGCTGGATGGCGCGACGCTGCTACAGCGGCTTGACCGCACAATTGCCCAAAACCAGATTGAGCAGGCTCTGTTCTTGGATAGGATTAAATCGCTCCTGCCGGAACAGGAGCGGATTCAGGCCCAATCAATTCTTAGTAAAATAAGTCGTACTACTACTGTCCGTGGATAATTTGCTTTCAATGTCCCGGCGTAAGTTGCGCAGGATGGCTTCTCTCTCTTCGTGAGTCATGGCGGCAAGCGCCTCGTAGGTAAGCGGGGAGGGCTCAGCCTTCATTGCTTGAGGTGAAGTACGGTTCTTCATTACTGCTCTTTCTATATCAAAAGACGTAGAGACAATGTTGGGTAGCGTAGATCATTAATCGTAGGAAAGTTGTAAATCCTTCGCTTTGAACGTTCGGCCTTATTTGCGCGTCCCTGGCATGTGGCCGCCCATCATCACCGAAGAGCAGGCCCGTCGTATCATCGCAGAGCGTGAGGCACGCAAGTCGGCACGCAAGAGCGTCAACACCGTCTATCGATTCACGCGCATGTGCCGGTGCGGTGTCTGTAATGCCCGGATGCGCTCACAGAAGCGGCGTAACGAGTGGCGACGGCTGGACGGCACGATAGGAAGCTATGAGGATGTCTTCTACCGCTGCCCCAACGGTCATGTCATGATTTCGGAAAAGAAGATCATCGCTGAGGTGGAAAGCTTTATTCGTCTCATCATCGAATCTCCGGAAGCCGCCGCCTCCTGGACGGACCGACCAACGGAAGATCAGTCCGCTACCATCATCGCCAGCATCGAACGGCTGAATGCCAGCATTGACAAGCTGCTCGCCGGCATCAGGCAAGCGGACATCGACTACTACAGCCACGGGGCGCTTGATGAGGATGCACCACGCCACCAAACGATTGTCAGCGCATTGAAAAAGCAGATTGTGACCGTACAAGCGGAGATCACAAAGTTACAGGACAGGTTACATGAAGAGGAGCGCAGCAACCAGCGCTCTGCCCGGATTGATGATATGCGCGCCAACGGTCTGTCTTACCTGAGCAGTGAGGATGTACGCTCCGCCAACGCCTGGCTACGTGACAAGTTCAGGATAGTCATTGACCGAGCAGCGCCCAAGCGTGGTTGTCGAGTCAGTGACATCTTCCCACTTTTTTAGGTGCTGATAGAATAGCGCTTTTGCACGTGCAACTCAAGCATAACGGAAAAAACGAGCATGATAAGGCTCCTGTAGTGTCCTTTTGTGCAGAGTCCAGCGAAACTGTAAGCGAATCCTAAGCGCGCCTTGGGCCAGTTTTGTGCGATGATCCGCTGAGTATTGTTCAGCGAAAGGGAATCACATGACAACTGAGAGAAAACCAAAAGGGTGTTTGGCTAGACTGTGGGGCTTTACCTGGAAAGCTACCGTCGCAATCATTGGCTTGCTCATCCTCATCGGTCTTATCGCCGGTCCACCGAAGCGCACAGAAACGCCTGTGACGGAAGCAACCGGCGCTGTAGCTATCGTTGTGCCCACAAACACGCCAGTAGCCATTCTTGCCCCTACAGTAGCACCAACGGCGACGGCGTTGCCCACGGCTACACCCTTGCCCTGGTATGCTGGTGGGACGTTGCACAGTGCCACTGTGGGCGAATGGCGAGCGGCTGACCAGCGCAACAAGCTGGCCACGGCTGCGGACTGGGCAGTGCAGGGGTTTGATACAGTGGCAGGGCTTAAAGAGAAGGCGACAGAGTTACTGGCTTGCGTGGAAGAGGCGGCCAAAGCAGTCGGCGATACGGATACGGTCACAGACTTGGCGGTCACTTGTATAATTCTGATGAAGCCTCAGTGAAATCTCAGCATAATTCAGCAAAAGACCGTCAATCCATGGATTGACGGTCTTTTTATGGGTCAACATTCGCAAAACAAAACCATTACCCCCTAGGCAGTGGCGGCTTTGTGTCCGTGTAGTGATTGAGCAGGTAGCCGGCGGCGGCCAGAACCATTGCGGCATATGGCCCATCCACGTACACGTCACAGCCCACCCAGGCCCCGTTAATGATGACATAGAGTTCGCCAAGCACCGCAGCATCGCCGGTTTCGCTATCCTGCATCTTAGCCCATATCCAGCGCTTATAGGCTGCGTCATCAGGCGCCCTGAAATAAAGTGGCGTGCCTGGTTTGATGACATAGTGATAATGGCCCTCGTTGGCCGCAGCGCCAACGATAAGCTTACCCATTACCCGGCGCGCATGATAGCCGGTAATATACCACTTCTCTCCAGATGGTATAGCGTGCAAGGTCCAGTTCAACGCATTGCACCGCTCTTGCAGGATGGCCAGGACTTCAGTATCGACAATGGCGCCAACGAAGTCAGTTAGGTCATCCGTTACAGGCAGCAGCATCTTCCTGAGTGGTTCAGGGGTCAGCGCCGCAAGGATGGCCTGCTTCATGGGCTTCATCTGTTCGAGCAGGCTCATGATTTCCGGTGTCCGCTTACCGTGGGCATTGATCATGCCGTCCTTGACGGCCAGGGTTAGGCCCAGGCCGCGCGCTTGGTCAATTAGGGTGAGTGCGTCCATTAGGCTGCCACCTTTACACTAGTGCGACGAATCGCCTGCAACACCAACTTCTTGTTAATCGCATCAGAAACAGCGCCGGCCTTCATGCCGTCAATCGCCAGCCCCAGCGACCGCGCAAACTTCGCCTGTCCGTCACTGGGCGGCTTGCTACGCCACGGCGCTGAAGCCATGCTCATGCTACTGCTATATTTGCGGCTGAACTCTTCTACGGTCGACAGGATGGCTTCAGCGCCGGTTGCAGAATGGCGCTTGGCTTGGTGCCACCGCTCGCCACTCTTGCGCCAACAGGCCCACAGTTCTTGCCCATCGGGAGATACGGCCAATGATCTGTCAATCTCATCATCACCCATCCCAAAGCCGATGATGCGCCAGCCGGTGTCGTCAGTCACCCACGCCTTCTTGGTCTTCTCGAAATAGTCCAAGATGATATATTCGACATGATCCCCGGCTTTATGCAGTGGAGCAGCAGGGACGCTGCCGCCGCCGGTCAGTGCTTTGCCTTCATAAGCACTCTTGCGCTTAATGCCCAGCATCCGCATCCGCATATGCAGATTGCGTTCGCCGACCGGCTGATAGTCAAAAATTTCCGCAAGCTCTTTGCCCGGATGCGTGCGCAGGACTCTGCCCACCATTTGCAGATAGAGCGCATCCGACTTGGTTGGGCGCACGAGGTGACAACATTCCAGGTTGGGCAGGTCCAGGCCCTCCGTCCAGAGCGCCACGTTGCAGATACAGGTATAGCGACCGGCTTTGAAATCTCGGATGATAGCCGCGCGCTCTTCCTTGGGCGTGTTGCCGTCGGCGGCGATGGCCTTGACGCCCTGCTCTCTCAACATATCGGCGAGCCGGTACGCGCCGGCCACCGAGGGCACAAAGGCGATGGTCGGGCGATGGCCGATTTTGTCAACGTGCGTTTTTACGACCAACTTAAAGCAATCATCGGTTTCGACGGCCGCCACGAGCTGCTCCTGGTTGTAGTCACGGTTGCCGCCTGAGCCGTGGACCGTCACGCCAGAAAGGTCAATCGAGGTCTTAACGCCGTGGACGACCGGCTTGCACAGAAAGCCTTCATCAATCAGCCGGATCACCCCGACGTTGGCAATCTCTTTTTTGTAGATGGTGCCCAGGGCTTTCTTATCGCCACGCTCCGGCGTGGCGGTGACGCCCAGGTGTTTGAGGGCAGGGTTGGCCAGCCGCAAATCTTCAATGACGGTCTGATAGGACTTGGCCGCCACATGATGGCACTCATCCGTAATCAGCAAGTCAACCTTGCCATAGCGCAGGAGGTCTTTAATGCGGCGCTTACTTTTGTGGCCCAGCGTCTGGACGGTCGCCACCACGATTTGCCGGTGACATTCATCGGTGTCACCCATCACGATCCCGCTCTTGGGGAGTAGGTGCGGCCAGAATGACATGAGGCGGTCAAAGGGCTGTTCAATCAGCTCTTTGCGATGGGCCAGCACGACAACCCGCGCCCCCGGCTTTTGGGCAATAAAGCGGTCAATGATTTCCCAGAAGATGTTTGTCTTGCCGGCGCCCGTGGCTGCTACCACCAACAAATCATTCTCGGTCTGCCAACCATCGAAAACGCTATCGATAATTTCAGTTTGATAGGGTCTAAGTGTGATCATGTGCTAAAATACCTTTGCAGGCTTGCCCCTGCGAACGGCCCTTGATTGTTCGTAGCAATCAAGGGCCTACCTTTTACAGCCCAATGTGGTGAAAGTGGTGAAAGTCGTTTTTGCCTTCACTCGTGTAAAGTGGTGAAAGTGGTGAAAGTGGTGAATGTGTGCAACCGTTCGTCTATACACGTATGCGTAAAAAAAATTACGTGTAATATATTTTGACGTGATTTTTTTTAGACCTCTCTCACACACGGACGCCTAGAGACATTCACCACTTTCACCACATTGGATTTAGATAGTAAAAAATTCACCTGAAAGTTGTTTTTACGAAGTGGTGAAAGTCAAACGACTTTCACCACATTGGAGACAACTTTCACCACATTGGATTTACAGCGTTACTTCAAATTCTTCCCCATCGGCTTGCGCTTTGCGATGGTCTTCAAGCCGATACATTTTTTCGCCGCGCAGCAGTCGCACGTAGGCAACTTTGAAGCCACGGTAGACGCGCCCCTTGCAACTATCGAGCAGGCGCGCCAGTTGCTGTTGACGGCCGCGCTGTTTGCCTGAAGATAGTTTTGCGCCCAGCAGGTTCAGATATTCACCAAGCTCATTTTCGCTATCGATGTCAGCGACACTGGCCAGCCTGAAGAGTCGGCTTAGTCCGACCTCTTTGTCTTCATGCTTCTTCCACCACTCGTCAATAAACTCACCCATTTCATCAGCGTCGCTAACCGCATGTTCAAAGAGTTCGTCTTCATTGCCCAGGAAGCCGGGAATGTTGGCCGTTTGGAGAATGCCGCCCATGATATAGGCCCATGATTCATAGCTGCCCTTGGCGCGCCCTTTGAACTTAGGTTTGCCGGCTGCGAGCCAAGCCCGAATCAGGATCAGCGCAGCGGTCACCAGTTCGTCACGGTTGTCGGCAATCCATGACCGCAAATCCGGGTGCCGAAATTCGTTGGTGTCACGGGTAGCTGGTTTTTCCATGTTGGCATCCAGGCGACACCACACCACACGGCGTGTATTCTCACGGCTCAGTTGGATGTTGTTAGCAGAGAGCGCCCAAATCATGCGATTAGGGATCTTCACGTCACGGTTGACGCCTAGCGTCCGGTCATCCCAAATGGGCTGTGTCCAGACGTTGGCCAGCACGCCGCTATCAATCTCTCGGTTGATGTTGTCGATTAGGGCGTGAGTCGCCCCGCCCAGGAGTTTGGAGGTAATGCGCTTGCGCCATTCATCATCATCGGTGGTGTCTGCCATTGTCGGCGCGTCGTGGCCTAAGAAGATATAAGTGCAGACATTGATCAGTAGGCTTTTGCCGGTGCCCTCGGTTGGAGCATCAAAGACGGTAGGCGGGACCGGTCCATTGATCATTTCTCGCACAAATGGCGACAGGGTATAGGCGAGCGCATGGGCGCGACTGGCGTCATCTTTGAAGGGGAAGTTGCCCATCATTTCGAGCAGCAGCATGTCCTTCGCCCAGGCGACACGGGCCGGTGTCGGGGTTGTATCGCCCACAGTCACGCCACCGGTATAGTACAGTTGTGTAACAGCGCTGTAGCCTGGTTCGCTGTGCAGCGCTCCACTGGCGCCGAAGACGGGAGCGTTGACGATAGACCCCAGCGCTGGGATGCCGTCCCACTTGCCCAGGGTCAGGATGTCGGCGGCCACGTCTTTAGGCGGGAAGACGCTTATCTCTTTATAGGTCTTCTCGTTATCGACGATAGTAATCCAGTCGGCTGCATTACTGAGCAAGCCCGGCATAGCCGTCTGCTTGATTTCTTGGGAACTATAGATGCCCTTTTCGTCACAGACGACACGGGACAGGGAGCCGACTTTGATATAGACCGGGGGATATTGCGGATCAAGGTTCACGAGGTCAATGAGTGCAGCCATCGCTTCATCGCGCACATCACGCAACTGGCGATCACCGACAACGATGGTATGCTTTGAGCGCGCCTCCAATGCGGCCTGCTTTTGTTCAGCCTTGCGCCGTGCCAGGTCAGCCGCTGTGCGTTCCTTGGTTAACTTTTTGACCTTGGCGACACAAGCCTTGATAAATTCCTTGGCTTCCGTCTTGGTATAGGAGGGGTCAGCGAGCAGGACAGCCTTCGACAGGCGGCCATGCTGCGACGGATCCACAGCGCCGATGTGTGTAGCCAACGCTTCTACCAGATCCCGTCGCTCATTATCGCCACTCTGGGCAATGCTGGCCAGAGCGTCAAAGACATTGACCTCTATCACTTCCACCTCTGTTTGGGGCGCAGTGGCGACGGCCGGCTCCGCGGCCACCGGCTTGCTATGCCCGTTGGTGTAGGCGGCATGATCATTGGCGCCGTTCGTACGCGTGGCCGGTTTCTTCATGCCCAGTTCCAGTGCGGCAGCCTTTACCGCAGCTTTGTAATCGCCTTTGTGCTCAAAGTGCAAGAAGTAGTCAAAGGGCGCTCTGGGCTGATGCTCGCCATGACTATCGCTATCCAGGGGATCATTGCTGCTATAGTGGTAGGTTTTATTTTGCCCCTTGATAATTTCCACACCAGCGCTGTCCTTATCGCCGGGCCTGCTCCAGCGCCCGCCGTGGGCTTTGGTGTAGCCGTAATGGGTCAACACCGCTTCTATACTGTGCTTGGTGTTATAGGCGTCGATCACGCTTTCCCCATCATAGTTGCGCCGGCGCTCTTCCTTCTCGGCTTCCTGCAAAGCTTCACGCTCCAGGTCTTGTTTTGTTTTAGGCGCTTGGTCCAGTTGGCGCGCACAACTCAGTAAGAAATTGCGCAGTGACATTGTAATGTGAGGGATATCGGAAAAGCGCCCCCGAATCAGCTGGTAATGATTGCCGGACGGATGGAGCGAAGGCGGTAGAACCGCATAGCCACCTTCGCCACGGGTTTCGATGGCGATGACGCGCCCCGTGTGCGCATCTGGGTCAGGGTGCCAAGCCAACTTCTGATTTGACTCAGGGTCATCACAGCGCCACGCCACTTGAACGCCGCCCCCGCCAGTGCGTTGAACGGGCAGATCATCGGCCAGGGTGCCTACAGCCTCGCACCATCGTTCGTAATAGCCATCAATATCAAAGTCCAAGATCTCGACGCCACCTGATACACGGCCAGCGACAACGGCCATTGAGACGATGCCATGCTCCAACCAGCGCTGCACCTCATCTTTGGTTGGTTGCCGTTCTTGGAATGGCGCCCAGGTGCCCTTGGGAAAGCCGGTGTCATAGGTGACGATTTCAGGCGATTCGTCACCAGTCTTTAGATAGAATAGCGGACGACCGTCTTGGTCAGTTGCTTGCGGTAGCAACTTTGCAAAAGGGCGCTTGGTCTTTGGATTGATAGGCACAATGGAAAGACCACCGTCCAGGTATGCCCATGCTGCTTTTGTGATCATTCCCTTACTCATTCTTGACCACCGTTCGATGCGTAAACCATAGGTAGCCTCACTCTCTCAAGAGGCGTCAATGTAGGCTGCGATGTACGTTAGGTAAGTTTTACTGCGATTCGACCGGGGCAAACTTCAGGCTTGCAGGGCGAACGTGAGCAGAGCTGATGAGCCGCTTAATCACTTGAGAACGCGAACTGTAGCCCAACACTGTTTGCAGGTTCTCCAAAAGTTCCCACTCCTCATCTGTTAGTCGAACAGACAGCGGCGCTCGCTCTGCCTGCTTTTCCATGACCATATCCATCTGTCTACCTCCAAAATATCCTAAAAGTTACGATAATACTAAGTATGACACAGATTAGACCACTTGTCAACACTTTTTAGTAACTAATTTGATATTTAGTACTTGACAGTTACTATAAATAGTAGTATCCTGTATTACATAGATTGCGTTCTATCGTTTTGGGAATGGAGGTCTTATGAGCGAAGTTTTGCACGCCTTGCGTGATGAGTACGCGCAGCAAGCAGGCTATCCAGTGATTGACCTGGGCAAGCGCCTGCTTGTGGCCCGGGAAGAGTTGCAGACTGCGCAGTCGGCGATCGGTGCGCAAAAAGATACCGTGTTGGGTGTAGGCTGCCAGATGTGCGCATACACCGGCGAGGGCTGGTTGCACGGAACATTGGGCGGAGATGGCTGGACGGGCAAGCCGTGCCCGCATTGCATCCCCGGTGGTGAGAATTATATGGAGATTGACGAGCCGGAAGACGACGAGCCGGCGCCGCTCTGTCACGAATGCGGCCAGATGATTGACGGCTGGGCGCATTCTGACGGTTTCGGCAATTACCACTGCGACAAATGCTGCCCAACTTGTGACCACATCGAGGATAGCCGTTGGTGCGAATGCACTGATCAAGCTGGCTCAGGCCCTTGTCCCGTATGCGGTGGCGAACTATTTCCTTTTTAGGAATGGAGGTCTTATGCAATTAAAAACTATCAGTGTCACCTACGAGCGCAAGCTCAACATGGGTGACTATAACAGCGTCCACAGTGGCGTTAGCCTGTGGGCTGACCTGGAGGATGGCGACGACGAAGCGACCGCTGCTGAAGCGTTGCGCGCCATGGCGCGCAACCAAGTCATGCTGGAGTTATCCCGTGTTGAGCAGAAGTTGGCGGCGAAGGTCGAAGGGATTTTTGCGGGCTTACCTGTCGATGTAAAAAAGCAATTAACGAATGGAGCGAATCACAATGGCAATTAAGCGTTTGACCAGAGAAGCATCCTTCCCGCTAATCGGGAAACTACGTAAGGGCGGTGTGCGGCCAGAGAGCGGCAAGGCTCCCGGCAAAGACCTGACCTACTTCCGGTTCGACAGTGACGACGCCCACGCACAGAAGTGCTTCACCGCTGCATATGGCGACCAGCCGGCCCAGGTCAATGTCTTCCTGCCCCACCAGACCGCCGCTGCAAACTTTAGCTGCTGGCAAGAGGCGTATGTGGCCGGCGGCCTTACCCACCGCTGCGATGGGGAAACCTGCGTAATTTGGTTGGATGGCACGAAGTACCGCACTGATCCCAAGCCCTGCCCAGGCGGTTGCAAAGAAGTCGGTCGGCTGATGGTCATCATCCCAGAGCTACAGCGCTTTGCCTATGTCACCGTAGAGACGCACAGCATCAATGACATCATTCGGCTGCAAGAAAATCTACAGGCGGTTGAGTTCCTTCGTGGTGACCTTCGTGGCATTCCGTTCATCCTGAAGCGTACCCCGGTCGAGATTAGCACCCCCACCCCAGACGGCAAGCGCGCACGGCGTGAGAAGTGGCTACTCAGTATCGAGGTTGATCCGGTATGGGCTAGCCTGCAACTGGAAGCCATGCACCGGGCAGCCTTGACCGTGAACGGTGCGACGATGGACGAGAGCCGCATGTTGACCACTTCCTTCGATGAAGATGAGGACGACGGCGATGTAGTGACGACCGCTACCGGAATGCCGGCCACGGTTGCCGAGTGGTTGAACGCCAACAATTCGGCAGAAGTAGCGAAGGAATGGGCGGTGAACATCGGCGCCTGCAAGAATGACTTTGAGGCAAAGAACAGCCTAAAGAAGATTGTTGACACCCACTTTGGTGGCCGCCTGACCACACAGAACAAAACCGAGGTGTTGACCGCCTTCTATCATCACCAGATGCAAAAGAAGCAGGCTCAACCGACCGCCGCTGAACCCGTCGAAGGTGAACTGGTTGCAGAAGCGTTCTAATTAGCTAGGCTATCGCTACCGTGAGCCGGTGTGCAACTGTGGTCAGCCGGGACCAGTGACAGGTCGTCACTGCTGATAGTGTTCAAGTCCACGGCGCACCGGCCTAGATGAAAAAGAAGGTTAATCATGCCTAAAATCGCCTATATAGAAAGAAAGTTCAGCGCTTCTAGCTTTGCCCTGATAGAAACTTGTAACACTATCATCGAAGACTATCAGGCGCAAGGATTCAAGCTCACATTGCGCCAACTGTACTATCAGCTTGTGTCGAGAAACATCATAGAGAACACTGAGCGTAGCTATAAGCGGGTTGGATCTATTGTCAATGACGCACGTTTGGCCGGTCTTATCGATTGGCTAGCTATCGAAGATCGTGGGAGAAACCTGCAAGCCTTGAGTCATTGGGAAAATCCGTCTGATATTATCCGGTCAGCGCGCCACTCATTTCGGCTTGACAAGTGGGAGGGGCAAGCTTACCGCCCCGAAGTATGGGTAGAGAAGGCAGCGCTTGAAGGAGTATTGGCAAGCGTTTGCAATCGTCTGGACGTACCATACTTCTCTTGCCGTGGTTACAATTCGCAATCCGAAGAATGGGAAGCAGGGCGCCGCCTTCTACGCTATCAGGATGCTGGACAGGTTCCCGTAATCTTCTATCTTGGTGACCATGACCCATCTGGAATCGACATGACCCGTGATCACATTGACCGCCTGGCGATGTTCATGGGGGGCGTAGAAATCGAACGCCTTGCACTCAATATGAACCAGATTGAGCAGTACAATCCACCACCAAACCCCGCTAAAGAAGTTGACAGTCGATTTGCTAAGTACGTAGAAGTTTATGGGCATGAGTCCTGGGAACTAGATGCATTGGAGCCACAGGTGATTGCAGACCTCATCGGTAGGGCCATCGTCGGCATACGTGACGAAGGTGCTTATCAGGAGATCGTAGAGCGAGAGGCAGAGCAAATTGAGTTGTTAGAATCTGCTGAGCAGCGCTGGAGCGAAATCGTTGATTTTCTGAGGGATTGACCAATGCCCACGATTAGAGGCGTTCCCGTTTCGGATCACACCTTTGAACTCAATAAGCACCTGGCATTGCCGGCTGAACTGACCAAAGCCGCTACACCGAAACGCGCCGCCGTTCGCATGTGGCGTACTGAGCGAGAATTTCAGGCCGCCGTCATTCAGGCGGCCCAGTGGGAAGCACTCACCACACCACAATACAACCTGCTCTTCCACATTCCCAACGAAAACAGCCACAAGACACCTGGCGTCAAAGGTGGCGTGCCTGACCTCTTTCTTGCCGTGCCTAAGGGCAAGTACGGCGGCCTCTTCATCGAACTCAAGACCGGCGACGGCAAGCCTTCACAGAAGCAGCTAGACACCATCGCAGACCTGCGCGCCGCTGGCTATGCCTGTCACATTATCTGGGACAGTGTTGACGAAGTGATCTCCTGCATAGCGGCTTACCTCACGATAAATAACCTTTAGTTACGATTGTGCATGTTTTTATGCCGCCTTACGAAAATGTATCGATTTTAATAACTTTTGGTTAATATTGACGATTGACTTCATTCTCAAAAGTTGATAAAATAACTTTTAGTTACGCACTTTTACAAACGAATAGCGCATCAGGGCAGTACAACCAGGCTAGGCCGAGGTCACTGGTTGGAATCACCTGGCAGAGTGCGCAGTTTACTTGGGTCGATAGTTTAATCGGAAGAACACGTCGCAGTACGACCGTCACTCGGTCACGAGTGACTTAATGCAGATGATGCGGTTGTAGACGGAAGTGTGGGTTCAATTCCCGCTCGGCCCATTGTCTAAAAATTATTTCAAAGAAGGAGTCTAAAATGTTAGCTGTAACCTATTTTCTACCGCAGCCGGATATGCGCTGGCTGTATGCGCTGTTGGCGGTGGCCGCAGCGGTTGTTGCGTTCCCGTTGCTGATGGCAGTGATGCCGATGGTTATCGGCTGTTGTGCGATGGCAGCGCCAGTGGTTGGTCAGTTGCTGGTAGGGGCTGTGATTATCGCAGCCTTCGCCTTCGCGACAAAGCCTCGTGCAAAGTAAAAGCGCCGCTCTCTACGGACATAGAGAACAGCGCTCAGAACAAAGGAAACCTAACATGATCATTATATCGAACAAATTAGCCCCGGTCAAGCCGATTGACGCAACGCCAGAGGTCAACCGTGTCTTAGCCGCTCGTGATGAGCGGCACACCGATTTTGAAGCTGGTCGCCTTGCTTTCCGCCGTGGCGAGTTGCCCAAAGCCGACTGGAGCAAAGCGAAGGCAGACGGCTGGAACTTCGCCGGGGAACTCAGTTTTCTAGCGGCCACCGCTGCCCCGGCTGCTACGCAAGAGCGCTGGGCAGATCGTGAAGAGTGCGAGTACTTGCCGCTGAGTGAAGAGCCGGGATACAGCGAGAGTACGCAGCCTTGGTTGTGGTAGTTGGACAGGGTTCCCCCGACCCTGAGAAGGAGAGATGAATGAACGAAAACGATAAGTTGCACGATGTCCTTGAACGCAACAGCGAACTAATCAAGGCGCTGCGCAACGAAATAGCCACGAAGGACAGGCGCATTGGCGAGCTTGAACAAACCATCCTGTACCTGACAGCGCAGTGCCAAGAGTGCGTAGAGCAGTTGAGCGAAGGCAAAGAATATAGCGAAGGATGCAAACCATGAGCGTGATCCGGCGAGGCCGCAGAAGTGGAGTGCAGAAGACACCAATGCCGATGTAATGATTGATGCCATCCGTCTGGATAGTACAGGGCAGCCGGTAACACAGCCGCTGCTAGTCAGATAGTTTATTGTTGTGGCCTGGGTGTGACAGCACCCAGGCCACGTAGACCCTTACCAGTTTAGCCGAAAGGATCTGTGGACATGCTACTCCATACGAGAGATTTAAGCAAGGTGCGTATGGGCCTCGCCAAATGCCCAACGTGCGGCCAGTTTTACGACCCCACTACGACAGGCGGCCCGTGTCCGCATTGCAGCAAGCGTTACAACATCGCTACTATCGCCTTTGCCATCGTTGTGCTGCTCTTCCTGCTCTTCTGGTTGCCCCTGGAGAGCGCAGCGAAAGCGCAAGAGGTGCCACCGGAGACGCCGCAATTTAGTTCCACATGGGAATGGGTGCCAACGCTGACGCCATTTGTGCCAACGGATACACCGGAACCACTGCCCACGCCGACGGTAACGCGCCGACCAACACCAACCCCGACAGGAACGCCCGTGATTTTGCCGCTGCCACAGCATTACGTGTGGTTGCCGGTAGTCAGAAAGTAAGTTGACCCAGGTCGCCGCCGCTGCTCACTGTGTGCATAACATCAGCAATCATCGAACCATCGTACCAAATCGCAGCTACGACCATACAGCGCCTCGTGGAGCGGGTAGAGGCGCAATATAGAAGGAAGGAACAGTATGAACATTACAGAGGAACAACTTGAAGAACTAGGCCGCCTAGCTGACCAGGCCAATAATCTAGTGGCAGCGTCACAGCTACCAGTTAAGCCACAGATACACATTGAAGGTATGCGCGGCGGCCTGCTATCCATCAGAGATGCATTGCAGAAAATGTATATCGAAATTTCCGGCGATGATCCGTGGAAGGAATACCATGACCAAACACATTGACACCGGCGAATATATCCAAGCGCAGCAGGAGAAGATAGACCGCCTGCAAGCTGAACTGCAATGGCATCGCACGAACCTGACCAACGGCTATGCAAAACTGCCAGCGAATGTCAGCACGATGGAAATCGCAGAGGCCATCATTGCCGCTTTTCCCGACCGCTACGGCGCCATTGCCGCTATGCTGGTCAGCAAGTTGAACCAAGAGCGTACAAAAGGAAGAAAATAACATGACTTTTCTTGAATATCAACAAGAGGCACACGAGACAAGCCAGAACACCAAGATTGGCAATGACACGCTGGCCTATGCTGTGCTTGGCTTATCTGGTGAAGCTGGCGAGGTTGCCAACAAGGTCAAGAAGATTTATAGAGACGGCAAAGGAAAGATTTCGCCAGAGGCCAAAGCCGCACTGATAAAAGAACTTGGCGATTGTCTTTGGTACATCGCCGAGATTGCCACCCAACTGGGCCTGAACCTTGACGGCATTGCCGCTGTCAACCTGACCGAACTACGTGGCCGTGCCCTGCGTGGCTCTATCAACGGAAGCGGGGATGAACGATAACGGAATTGATGTTAGGCCCGGAGGAACTTAAGCCGATCCCATACATCGAACGCTGTGACTACAAAGATTTTCTCGCTGAGCTTGTCAGGTGCCACGGAGAGACGTATTTGCAACGTCCCGATGGAACGCTCCTAGATGGCGTGGTTTTCATCCCCCAGCCTCGCCCAAAGCGCCAGAAGCCCAAACGACAGTTGTCCACATTGCCCCCCGGTTACACGGGCAATCCGATGGATGATTTTCAGCCCCAGATGAAGGGGTTGCAAGTCATGGTAGAGTACGAGCGCCCCGACGGTCGCGTTACGGTGCGAAAAGATGGCTCAATCAAATCCCAAGTGTTGGCCGCTATCGCAGAAAAGCCATTGACGATCCGGCATTCATGGCGATGCTACGCCATGCTGAAGCGGCCGCGGTGGCCGGCTTATCGCGTCGGCTGGCTGCCCTGGGGGATAGTGCAATGGAAGCCCTAAGCGATGCCCTGGCGCCCTATAACAAGATTGGTACAAGACTGAGGGCTGCACAGATTGTGATTGACACATCGCACGTTACTCAAAGCGGCAGGGATGCCAGAAACACCAGCCGCCTTTTACGAACTACAGCGGAGACTAATGCAAAGGGGTGGCAAGTGAAATATCAGATCATCTACGCCGATCCTGCATGGCAGTATCGGGATAAGGCCAGCGCCGGCAAGCGGGGTGCGTGCCACAAATACCCGGTGATGACCCTGGCCGATATTAAGGCTTTACCTGTGGCCAACATCGCCGACGAAGATTGTCTGCTGGCCATGTGGTGGGTGCCGCCGCAGGCGCGTGAAGCAATCGAGGTGGTCGATGCCTGGGGCTTTACCCTGTTTAATATGATGGGCTTTTTATGGCACAAGCTCACAAAGAACGGGAAAGATCACTTTGGGATGGGAAATTTAACCAGGGCAAACCCGGAGGCGTGTTTATTTGCCATCAAGGGCAAGCCCAAGCGCGTCGATGCTGGCGTGAGGGCGCTCATTCATGCACCCGTGGGCGCACACTCGGCCAAGCCGCCAGAAGCACGGGATCGCCTGGTGCGCTTACTTGGTGACGTGCCACGCGTCGAGTTGTTTGCCCGTGAGGCGGCGCCCGGCTGGGACGCTATCGGGAATGGGATTGATGGGCGCGATATTCGGGAAGTATTAAAAGTGCTGTGAGCCAATAGGAGGGCCGCCACGCGTTGCAACGTCCAAACGCACACGCGCAAACGCAGAGCGTCGTGGTGGCGTTCCTATTGCGTTAGGGATGATTTTAACAACATCGTATTGGATTCGCGAGGAAAGAAGAAGTATGAGTTTGAACACGCCAGAACCGGCGCCAACGATTGGGAAAACCGTAGTCTATGAATTGGTAATTGCTGACTTTGCCAGAGATTGTTAGAGCGACGGGTCTGACTAATGGGCAAGTTAAAAACACCCTATTTCGATACAACGGCAAGTTGCTAGAACCAGCAACTGACAGGGCAACAAATAACAAGTGGCGCTTGTTGGCAGCACAGAAACAGCCAGACCCGCAAGCGCCACGAGAGCCAACGATCCGTGAACGAATTGAGCAGCACATCACCCAGAACGGCCCATCGTCGTCAAGCGACTTGAGCCAAGCGCTTGGTGTCAAACGTGACATCATCTATACGACGTGCCACGAGGCCAAAACGCTCACTGTGGTGGGTAAGCTGAATGATAAGGTTGTATTGTGGGGTTTAGTCGAAGGAGGTGATCATGGCAAGCAAACGACACCTGAGACGGAAAGCTTGTGAGAATAAGCGCAGCTATCCAACGATGGACGCAGCTATCAGTGCCAGCATTAGCCTACGTAAGCGGACAGGCTCAAGAACCGAAGCTTACCGCTGCCGGTTTTGCGGACAGTTTCACCACAGACATACGACCAGCCGGACGAAGCAGGCGATGAGAGTAAAGAGGGAGAGAGGATATTAAGATGCCAGGATTTGAAGAGACAGCACGGGCTATGGCTACCATCATTGACGCGGCCGCAAAGCAGCATGTAGATAAGCCAAGCCCCTACCAGCGCATTGGCGACACTTTAGTGAGTGTTGATAAGTTGAGGAAGGTGCTGCAAATTCTGATTGATGACTACACGGTTGCAAAACTGGAGCAAGACGGCTCCTTGATTGATGTTGAACTGCTCCACTTTCAGGCTTGGGTGAATGCCAAGTATCCAACTTAGATTGATAAGTTGGCTATTTAATTAAGCCATATACGCTAGAGAATAAAGCGCCACTTGTGTAGGTATCTACATAGGCGGCGCTTTTTCGTGTCCACAATAATAGGATTTTGACCACCGGCTGACATGGCGCTGTTTATGTCAGCTATGCCCCGTTGTTACTTCTACAAATCTCGTTAAGCTCCCCGCCGGTGCAAATCAGCACAATGAAATCCCGGCTGTTGTCCAACACAAAATCACTACCGGACAGAAATATGTTGCCAGTGCCATTCTTCACCGTCACGTCGCGGGCAGAGGCCACGCTTTGCAGGATGATGATTTGCCCCGCCGCTGCCCCGCTGATCGTGGCGAGGTCGTCGGTTGCTGCACCGCCTTGGGTGTCTACCCGGTGATAGCAGCCCGTGACGGTGATAGCGTCGCTGGCCAGCGTGAGATCGGAGCGACTGAGCAGTAGCTTCGACAGCGTTTTATTGTCCAGGGTCTGTGCGTTGGTGGTGCCCACAACCGCACCAGTGGCCCCGTGTGAAGCGGTGCTAGACATGTGGGCATCAATGGCCGCATGGCTGTTTGTGCCGATGTTGGTGAGCGCCGTGTGGTTCAGCGAGCTATTAATGATGGTCGCCACTTGCGCCGCTGATAAGTCGGTCGGATCACCAGTACCAGCGCCACTGGCACGCCCCTTGATGGTGGCTTGTGCCATGTTCGCCAACTGCGAGTTTGCCACGGCATCAGCGGTTAGCTCTTTGATTTCCAGCGCTTCAAGACGCTTGCGCAGGGCTTCGATTTCTCGGTACAGTGAATCAAAGGAAGAATCACGCATCATCGAGATCCAGTTCTATAGTTTCTTTGCCATCCTCATCCACAGCCACAGTAACGCCCACTATGCGCTGAGTGAAGCCGGCATCCTCGTAGCGCACATAAACCAAATCACCCAGGAAATAATCACGGCCATAATAGCTGCCAGGGGCTTGGCTTGCTCGGAACGTGAAGCGCGGCTTGTACGCTGTCTCTGCCAGCTTCGCATCACCCTTGGCATCAAGCGCCGCAGATGTGGCGAGATCCCGTGCGTCAATAAACATCTCGGAATGGTTGATGGTGGAGTACTCTGCCGACGTGCGGACATTGACCGTGCGCGCCGTGCCTTCACCCTGACCGCCCACAAGCACCTTGGTTGGCTCATTAATGCGCCTCTCGTCCAGGTCAACACTGACAAGGTTTGCGCGCTCCAGGGCGAAGGTGACCGTGGTGCTACGATCGGTGCCGGGGTTCACCTCAACCTGTATAACTTGGTAATCATCTATGATTCCACCGAAAGAGACAGCAGCGTTCGAACGTGCGTAAAAATGAAAATCGCCAATATCGGCAAGCTCTTGTAAAACCGATAGGCAATTCCTGTAAGCCGCATTATAGTCGATAGTAGGGCCAGTAGGCGCGGCGTCGAACGAAATGCGGTCAACGGTGCCACCTGCCAGATTGGTAAAACCCAACAGTCGCTGTACGTCCGGTGCAATAAAGTTATATGTCAGCACGTCTGACCAAATCTGCGCAACAGTTTTACTGCTCCAGGTTGAACGATTCGCCACCCCCGCCTTGAACGCCACAATCTCACGGGAAATCAGTGACAGGGAGCTAGGGATGTAAAGCGTTACCGTTTTGCGCCCAGATGTGGTAGTTTCCCGAATGTTGCCCCGCCAAATCCCATCGAAATCCTGATAATAGTCTACACCCACAGCATCATGCGTTTGCCCGCGAAAGAATAGCGCAAAGCTATCAAGGTCCAGATTGCTTGCTGCAACATGTTCTCGTGGCAAGACTAGCGTAGCGAATCCAGCTTCATCTAATCGCTTGGTATAACTCAAGCTGATAAAATCATCAATGACCTGATTGACGCCAGCGTCTGGTGGTGCTGTCTTTACATAGTATTTGAAACGCATTAGACTCCCAGAAACCTGCGATAGTAAACAAACTGAATTTTATGCGTCCCGTCTTTTGATGTATAGTTGCCTATTAGCTGATTGACGCCACCGGATTCTATCGGATCAGGAAACAGCCGGAAACCAAACAGAAAATCAAACGTGTTCTGCGCAATGGCGCTACCGAGTTGGCTGACCCCGGCCGCATTCTTGACAGTCTTGTACCCTGGACGCAAATCAAAAGTAAAAATATCCCCCGCCGGAATGTCAAACGAGCCAGTGGCATAAGTCGTTGTGTCACTGGCCGTTGTAATGATGGAGTACATGCTGAAATCGACAACTTCACCATAAACATTGATGATCGGGTATTCATCCCAGTTGCCCGTGTAGGTCAAGTTGGTTGACCACGGCGCCCCCAGCGGTGTGACGTTTAGCGTGACCCCAGTGGGGTCATACCAGATGGGATTCGGTGCCAACAAACGCACCGTGAACATTTGATCCGTGCCAACTGCATCGGCTGATGGCATATCCAGACTAATCGTATGCACATCAATGTGACGAACGCTGCCGTCGTCTTTTGTCACTTTGAGCTTGAGAGGATCTTGGAAGGGGCGAAAAATTTTATAGATGTTGCCGCGCCTGGTTGCGGCTGCGGACGCGCTGCTGACATTGAAGTAAAGATTCAAAATAATCTCGCGCGGGCTGAGCGTGAAGCCGTGGTCAATGGCCCCCTCAATATTGGGATGGCGTTGCAGGTCACGGGTAATCTGCGGCAACCCAATACCGCTGATACCATTTGGATAAACCAACTGGCAATAGGTGCCATCACTGATATTGTATGTCGTGTTGGCAGCGTCGGGTTGAATGATTTCATACGTCGCCATTTAGCGTGTCCCCCCGTATGCACTGCGTAGCGCTCTGACTTGCTCGATGGGGTCACCGGTTGCCGTTGCGCCTTGGTTGGTAATGCTATAGTTGTTATTGACCGTGCGGCTGACGTTGTTGGTTGGCGCTGCCATCATGCCGCCTGTAGCCCCCGCCAAAGCCATCTCTGGCATGGCTGTAGCCCCGGCGATGCCTTCGGCTAAACCGGCCATGATGTTAGAACCGATGTCAGCAAACACAGTGGAAGGCGAATGGATGCCCAGCGCATCGCGCACCCACTGCGGCGCAACCGACGTAATCCAGTTCAGGGCGCTACTGACCGCCCCCATGCTGTCCCTGATACCCGCTGCCAACCCGTCACCGATGCGCCCGCCGATACCGCTCATGACGCTCCAGACGTGGTTGCGGAAGTTGTCCATGATCTTGTTGAACTCATCAATGATGCCGTAGATGGCCCCGCTCATGATGCCGCCTAAGTTCACACTGCCCAGAGCGCCCTTAATACGACTGCCCACATCGACCATGACACCCCAAACGTGGTTACGGAAGCTGTCCATCGTGCCGTTGAATGCGTTGGTCATGGCGCCTAGCACTGCATTCATATCGCCTGCCAGGTTGGGCGCTGCACTGCGCAGGCCCTCCGCGAAGCGCAACATGGCCCCACGCGCCGACTCGTACAGACGACCGGCGAAAGCGCCAGCAGCGAAGGATGCCCCCTGATTTTGCACGTCGGTCATGACGCGGTTGAACTCGCCTGTCACCATACCGCTGGCCGCATTAAATCCTTGCCCCAGTTTGGTGAAGGCGCTATTGCCCATGTCATACAGGCTTTGTGCGAACGGTCCCGAGCGTTGGTCACGGCCTTGCTGAACAAAGTCCATCACCTGATCAAGCCCGTTGCGTACCCAGTCTTTGGCTGCCAGGAACCCATCGCGCATCTTGGTCATGGCAGAATTGGCCCACGAATACATGGCGTCGCCAATGTTGGCCAGCGTCTGCGGGAAGTTGGCAATGGCCCCACGCACCCACTCCAGCGCCTGCGCTGTGATGTCACGGATGCCCAGGAAGTTGTGTTGCCACGCCTGATAGAGTGCGTAGGCCGCTACACCCAAAGCGCCCACAATAGCAATCACCGGCCCGATGGCCGCCAACACGACGCCCAGCGCAGGTGCGGCGACACCCAGCGCCCCCACAAAGCTCGCCACAGCGCTAACGGCTGAAACGATACCTGCGACGAAGGTCACGACCTGCGCAACCACAGAGATGGCCAGCAGCACGCCAAAGGCTTTCAGGATGGTCTGCACGCCACCGATCCAGTCGATAAAGCTGATGATGTTGGCAACCACCGCTTTGAGCGAATCAACAAAAGATAGTGTGGCCAGCACCGCATTGCGCACCTCTGGCGTCATGTGGGTCAACCAATCATTCATGCGGTCGCCATCGGTGATAACGGCCAGCAGGTACTGAATCACAGCGGCTAATTGTTCGGCAAACAGACGGAACATTTCGACCACGCGCGGCCCGTGAATCTGCGCCTGCTCGGTGAAATTTTCAGCCAGCGCACGCAAAACCGGAATGAAAGCATCACCGATCTGCAGCTTGAGCGAATCAATCACGCCCCACAGAATTTCCATGACCCCGGAGAGGGTATCCATACGCTTAGCGGCTGACTCTTCCGCATCGGTTTTGGCCATCGTCGCCTTGAGCGCCAAGAACTGCTCTTCCGTCATCCCGGCGATAGAGGCAGCGGCGCGCATGGCGTCACTGCCAAAGATAGTGGAAAGCGTGGCATTCTTCTGCTCTTCACTTAAGCCGGCCATTGCCTTATTGAGAATGCCGCTGATTTCGGCCATCGACTTCATGTTGCCGTTTTGGTCAAAGAAGGCGTTGCTACCCTCAACCAACGACATCCGCATGATAGCAAGCTTGTCGTTTAACTCTGCGGCCCGTGCGGTATAGTTTTTGGCCGTTGGGTCAAGTGCAGCAATCTGCGCCTGTACCTTCTGGATCTTGTCCTGCGTATCGTTGAACTCTTGCTTGGTTAGGCCGGTGAACAGACCCAGGTCGCGCATCGCATCGGTGGCCTCGTTCGACTGTGGAACCAACCGTTGCAGGAATGTTTTGAAGCTTGTACCAGCGTCGCTACCGCTGGCAAAGTAAGGCGAGATAGCGGCAATGGTGGCATTGAAGTCGTCAAACTCCACGCCGACAGTGGCCGCCACACCACCCGCTTGGGCCAGCGCCAGCTTGTAATCGTTGATGTCAAACTTGGATGCAATGGTGGTGGAGGTGATGCCGTTGACGGCTGAGGCCATGTCCTCGGCCTTGATGTTGAATTGCGCCATGACATCGGTCGCGATGGCCGCCGCATCCGCAAAGTCTGCACCGGTCGCATTGGCCAGCAAGACCGTGCTGCGCGCCGCTCCGCCTAGAATCTCATCGACCGACAGGCCAGCCGTACCCAACGTGCCGATAGCGTCGGCGGCTTCGGTGGCCGACACTTTCAGTTTCGGGTCAAAGCCCAGGTCGTTGATCAGCTTCTTCAGCTCGCCCGTTTCATCCGCCGACGCGCCCATTGATGCGCTAATGTCGGCAAGCTGTTGCTCCATGTCCATGCTGGCCTTGACGCTGCTGCCAATGACGGCCGTCAGACCGCCAATGCCAGCCGCAAGCGCCCCCGCACTGAGCTTCAGCACGTTGCCCATCATGTTGTTGAGCGGCCCCAGCGCTTTGGCTTGCAGGTTGCCAGCGGCGCCGTGCAGACTGTCGATGCCCTTCTCGGCACTGTTGAATGCGTTGCCGCTTTTGTTTTCACCGTCAATCACAATTTTGATATTATCGGCCATTGCGTGACTTCTTTTTCATGTTGGCAACCTTCGCCTCTACGTCCATCATGGTCAGAATCTGCTGCACGTTGCGCACCGGCTCTTTGCGCAGTTGGGACGGCAAGACGTGGAACTCTCGGCAAAGCTGTAGCTCCAGATACTCTGGGGGTTGCTTGCCGTTCGTCCAAAGGTGTTCAAAGAGCCGGTATCTCAGTTTTTTGCGGTGCGCCCAGACTTCTGAGCGGCGGCAATGGCCGCCATGACTTCAGGGATAAACGCCTGGGGCACATCCTTGATATGGATACGCTCACCGTTGCGCTTGACCTTGGCAACACGGGTCAGATAGGCGGTAAGCTCATCGAAACCTTCCAGCAACTCCTTCAGCGCGGCTACGCGCGCCTTGGGATCCGCCTTATCGCTCGTGTCGCCAATCGTCTCTGTGAGCAACATGAAGCGCACATGAATCATGTTGTCGCCCCAGGTCATCTTGCGCAGGTTCACGTCAACCTGATAGCTGTCTTCGGTTTCGACATCATCAACAGGGACGATTTCGCCTTCCTTAACTTCGGTTTCCATTACGGCAATGTCTCCTCGTACCACTTGGGAAAGATGATGGTAAAGCTGGCCATCGCCGGATCGCCGCTGCCAGCATCCAGGTCAGGCGGCATACAGTTAATGATGGGGCAAGGAAAAGCGTTGTTGGCGTTGTCGGCGGCCAAATACCGCTTGTTGCCCGTGCCGGTGCCCTTGGGTGCATAACGGAAATAGATAACCTTGTTGGACCCGTCGAACGCTGCCTTGACCACACGGAACGCTTCGCCGCTCACCTCGGTGTAGAGGATGCGCACTTCAGCCTGCACCGCTTCCGTTTTGTTACTTCCCACCACGACCGGCGCGCTGCCGTCTGCGGTGTTCTGCGAGCCGGTGAGCTGATCACCGCCTGAAGGTGTGACCTGTGCGGCCTGTCCGCTGATGTTGGCCCAGCTTGAGCCGTTGGTGGACACCTCCGCCACGAACAGCCCCTGCCCGATGGCTCCTGTTGTTTGTGCCATGTTTAGTACTCCTGAATCACAGACACTGTGACCGAAGTCACAGCGCTATAGGTAAGGTTCACAAAGCCGCTGGCATCGTTGAAGTACTTCGGGTCAAACGGCCCGATGATCTTCTCAGCGCCGGCTGCCACCGCCACCACCGGATTGGTGATCGTCAAGCCCCCAGGCGTACTTGAGGCGACTACGGTCACGTTGATGGAAACGCCGCTGCCGTTCTTGACGTAGAGCAGCACGTTTCCATCGTTCAAGAACTTATCACCGCCACCGGCTGCGGCCACAGCGCCCAACAGTACCCCGGCGAAGGTTGGTTTCACTGATGTCAATGTTGCCATTAGTCAGCCTTCACTTCTGCCGTCGATTCGGCGGTGTGAATGATGACAGCCGGCCCCACTTCAACAGTGGGCGGGTTGGTATTGTCCAACGGCGCCACGTTCCCCAGCCGCAGATGGATGGCCGCTGCTTCATCGGTCAGCGCAATTTTGCTGCCCGGTGTCCAGCGCTCGTTGCCGTCCAAGCTGCTGATGGTCACGAGGCAAATGTAATCCTGTGTGACAGGACCTTCTTCTTTCTTCTTTGCCATGCTAGTCTTCCTTTGCATAAGCGATGACAGGCACAATCACAGACACTACAATGTACGGGATGCCCGCTATCTCGATCGGCCGGTCTATCGTTTCAGCGTCGATTGATTGTCGGTCTGAACCACTGCCAAAGTTGCCCATGCGGTCAACCGTACCGTTCAGCGTCGGATGCGCAAATAGCAGCGCGATGGCCTCCTGTGGGATGTCGGAAGCCCTAGATAGCGTGTGCGGTAGTCTTGCCGTATCCAGCTTTACCCAGAACTCGCACCGGATCCGCAGGCTCTCCATGACCGTCTTCTGCTCTGGCACGAACTTAGAGCCGCCCGTGGTCAGCACTTCCGTTCGTGTCTGCTGACCAAACGGCGGAATTACCAGGGCAATGTATTTGGTTTCCACCGGGGGCAAGTAGCTGTCAATGGTTGCCTTGTCCACATCGGTGATCGTGGAAAGCAAAGCCTTTAGCGCCTGCTTAATCTGGGTAACGGTGGTCATTCGCTCACACTATCCGGATCATCGGTTATGCCGCTGTACGCTGCGCTGTAGCCGTCTACGCGCCGCAACTGCATTGACCGCACGCCTCGCCGTGTCGCGACTGTGGGGTTTGTGCGCAAGATCAGGCCTAATGCGGTCAGGTCTTGAGTTGTGAGAAGTTTGAGCCGGTCAAAGAAGTCTTTCAGGTAAATCTCTGACCGGGTTTCCTCTCTACCTTGCACCACGTCAAGGCCACGCGCCCGGAGCGTGTAGGCCGCCGCGTACAGGTTTTCGAGCGCACGCAGCGACGGGTAGACAGCCGCTGTGCGTGTAGCGGGCACAGCGTACCCGGCCCCGGCCAGCGCACCATGGATTAGTGCCGCACCTTCGCTGAGCCACTCTTCCACCTGCCCTGTGTTGGGGGTGCTATCGTTGTCGATAGTGCCCACCGCCGGGGCAAGGGCCATGATCCCGTCAATGCTGCCGTACATTACTTTTTGGCCTTTGTGGGCGCATCGTCGGTGGCCGTGCCTTGCTGAGTGGCAAGTAGCGCCGCCAGCAATTGCGCCGGGGTGAGATTTTGCGCTGCTAGTTGCGCATCAAGTCGCGCCTGTTGGTCAGCGGCTACAGCACGCATGGCTAAGAACTTTTCCACGTTCTCCTTGCTCACGGGGTTGCCGTTCGCATCGTGGTAGCCTTGGCCGTCACTGTTCAGGTAGCAGCCCCCTGGAATGGTTTCACTCATGTGTCAGTTCTCCCTTATCGGATGTGCTATCCGTTGCGGACTTAGTTCAAGGTCGGATCGGCGTAAGAGGTGTTCCCGAAATAGAGCATTACCCCATTCGTGCGATTCCAGACCGCCGCCCCAAACTCCGCTTCCATGTACTGAGCGTGCAGGGGGAAAGCGTCATTCTCACCGGCAATGCGTAGCCCTGGTTGTGTCCCGTTGGCGCGTTGGCGAATGATCACCGGTTTGTCACTGCCAGCATCCCAAATGAAGATGTAGTTGGCAGGCATCCACGGCTTAACCCAGACTTCGGCGCCGCCGAAGATGCCGATGGCCCGATTGTCCAAGCGCGTAATGTCCAGGGTCGTGCCAGGGGTATCGGTGTTGCGGTAGACAATGCGCGGGTCAGGATAACCGATAAAGCCGGTCAAGGCCCGAAATGCGGTCTCATCGGTCTTGTTGATGGCCAGCTTGACCATATTGCCCTGACCGTGTTCAACCAGCGTGTTGATGCCCCCCGTCACGTCAGAGGCGGCCAGAGAGCCACCCGCCCGCGCCAGGTAGTGAGTATGGGTTGCCCCGTCGAAGGTTTCGTTATTCGGCCCTTCAGGAATGTTGGCAGAATCGGCATTAACCAAACGCTTCACGCTCAAGTCAATGTTATCGACCAAGAAGTCGGTGAAGGTGTAGTTGGCGCTATACATGAAGGCGCGCTTGATGTCACGCATGAGCGCCCGCAGATGGGCACGTTCCGCCGCCTGGGTTGCAGTGGCCAGGTCAGCCGGCGTCTTGTTCTCAAACCACTTGCGTGTCCAGCCGATGGCGAACTGATAGAGCTTGAGCGGAAAGCCCACCGTATCCCCAGGCTTACCGACCTGCGTCCGGCTGCGGCCATACTCGTCAACCTCTTCCATGTCGCCAGCAACCGATACGCCATACTTCCGTTGGCGGTCGGTGGTGAACTCAGCAAGGTCGCTGACAAAGCCGGTGACCAGCGCATTGTGCGCCGCCAATTCCCGTTCCAAGATGGGAACAATGTTGTTTAACCCGTACTGCGCAACCGATTGATTGCGGGTTGCCAGGAGGGTCGAAATATCATGTGTACCTGTCGTCATTTCTCAGCCCTCCGATTAGTGAGAATCCCGAATGATACGAATGTCGGTGGCGGTGATAACCTGCGCTACACCTAAGGCATCGCCGGTAGTCGCGCCGGTGTCGAGCCGTCCAGCGGTCGCCCCGATGTACAGCTTATCGCCTGGGGTCAGGCCTGATCCGTAGTGGAAGCGAGCGCCCTTGCCAAACAAGGTGATCGCCTGCCCCGCCTTGGCCGCCCGTGGGGTGAAGCCGACGACCTCCGCAGGCTCCGTGGCCGCTGTGCCGTTCGACATATACAACTTGCCGTCACTGCTCTTGATGTAGCAAGGTGCGGCCACGTCAAGGTTTTCACCGGCAATCAAGCCGGTGATCTGAGGCGCATACATGCCAGTGGACGCATCCATGCTGGCGTTCGCGCTACGTGTTACTAAAGCCATAAGTCTCTCTCCTATAGAGGTGCGTACATGCCGGATTGTCGCTTTTGCGCAACCACAGCATCTACCGTGACAGGAGCAGGTTGGCCGCCGCTGTTGGCGTTGATGTTGGGCGCCGTGGGCTTCTGGGTGGCGAGCAAATGGGGCTTGGCTTTGGCCAGGGCCTTGATCGCCGCTTCCACACCGTCAACATTGTCGTTGTCGTCAATGTCCAAACCGGAACGGTCCACCAGCGACACCGCATCATCCGGATCAACAAAGCCTGCATTGCGAGCTGCCAAGCGAATGGCACTGTTGATCGTGGTTTTGCGATGACGTTCGTTTAGCGCCTGCAAAGCTTGTTCAGCTTGTTCAGCACGGGCCGCCGCCTTCTGCGCTTCGGTCAATTCCTGCTCTTTGCGTGCGGCTGCCTGCGCTTCGATGTCATCCAACTTCTTGCGCCGTTCAGCCGCTTCTTTGTTGGCAGCTTTGAGCGCTGCCCGTGTGCGTTCTAGTTCGGCCTTGATTTCCTCCGGTGAAGTCGTGCCACCGGCAGAATCAGTGCCACTTTCGCCACTGCCAGATCCCTGGTCAGCCTCGAAAAAGATTCCGGCATCACGCCAGTTCCATTTGTTGATGAGCATCTCGCTCTACTTCCCTTTCTTTTTGTCAAACGGGTAAGGGTTCTTTTTATCGCCCTTCTTGGTCTTACGTCCGTATTCGTCCATAACACCCCCAGATAAGTGCAGGAAAATAAAAACGGCGGCCACATGAGGATTTCTCCCCACATGGCCGCCGTGTGTCTACGTTTCACGCCGTCATGACGCTATGAAGTTATATAGCTCTTCTCTCTACACCAGCCCTACAGAAGAGAAGCATCACCGCTGGTTTGGCATCATTCGGGCAAAGCCCATTTATGGTAACGGGAATCGGATTTGAACCGATGACCTACAGGTTATGGGCCTGTCGAGCTACCACTGCTCTATCCCGCTAGACTCGCCTTCACTCGATCTTGCTCAAGCTTGAAACCTGCTTCAAAGAACGCCTGCGCCGCTCTGATTTCATCGGGTGTCACCCCGGCTTTGGCCTTGACCGCATTCAGTTGCGCCCTGAGCCGCTTGACCTCGGTCGTCTCGTAGAAGCTGTGCGTCCAATGATCACAATGCGGACAGAGGATACCCACATCGACCACATCCCGGCTCAGCTTACGCTGCTTGGTGCAACGTTCCAACTTCACGGCTCGTTTGCACTGCGTACACTCTACCTCTACTTGACGTTGCTTTGGTTGTAAAAGATTCGGTAACATGTCAACTAGTCTAGCACAAGTTTGCTATTTTGTCTACAAGGTAATGCTGCTTCTTCGTAGGTTAGTTGTTTGTCAGGTGCCACTTCCACAATGAACACGTATCGCCCTGGCTGCAACGATGATAGACGCAACAATAGGTGCATCACTCTTTTGGATAATGTGGGCTTCCGTTCAGACAATTCTGGTTTATGATTGCCGACGGTCGACATACTCATCCTAAGGCTGCCCTCACTCTGGCATTAAACATGCCCCTAATGTTCTGCTCGTTACGCTGCAAGACATCCTGCGCTGTTTGCCACCGGCCCCGGTGGATAGCCGCTTGCATTACTTCATCCTGTACCACTCGGTTATGGGGCGCAATGTTCTGGTTGCTGCCCACAATGCCCCTGATCTGCAAGCCACGCCCCTCGATTTCCTTGTGCCATGAATTAGACAGCGCCCGTGTGCGTTTGTAGGTGCTGCCCGCTGGCGGTGACGGGTACGTCTTCAGTTCCCGCAACAAGAGCGCTGTGGCGTCATTCATGCCGCCCAGCATGGCATCGTCCAGCTTAGCCGGTGTGCGATTGATGAGGTCGCGCACCTCGCTATCCTCAATCCGAATTGACAGGTTCATCGTCGCTCACTCCAATCATGTCGCCGTCAATTTCGCCAGTTTCAATGGCGTACAGTTCCCTGGCTGCTAACTCAGTGTAGCCAAACTGTTCTACGTAGATTTTGATGATTTCCTCTTCGGTCAAGCCACGGTCGAGTAATTCTTTGATCATCGCATCCATCCTAACGTGGTGAACAACTGGTCAATGGCCGATACCACCGGCTCAAAGTCATCATCGGCCCAGGCTACGGGATAGTAATAAGCCTGCTCGCGCTTTAGCTCTTCCAGCATGGCAGGATTCTGGCTTTTTACCGCAATGTACTGGGCATAGGCTCTGGCCCAAATCTCTCTATTTTCCAGCAGGTAGGCTGTGTACTTGAGATCGGACACTGCTGAGATAGTCACGCCACCAACCTGGGTCTGTAGCAGTTCTGTTCTGTTCAGCAGGGCGTTCAGCCGTTGCACTGCTTGCGAATTATTGAACGCCGCATAGACCGCATTCAATTGCGCTTGAGCGGCCGGACTACTTTGCACCGCAGGCCCAATGCCTTGCACGTCAATGAAGTGACCAATTTCATGAGCGGTGGTGTTCATGATGTTTTCAGCAAAGCGGTGTATTTTGATTTCAATTGGCTTCCCTGTGCCGACTTCAAATTTGTAATAGCCTTGCTGCTTCATGGTCGCGCTGCCCTGCAAGATAGGCAAATCGGGTAAGGTGCCATCGCCATGGACTGAATCAATCATAGCGATTGTGTCAGCAATCGGGGCCCGTGTGCGCCCAGCAGCAGGCAACTGTAATGCTTCGCTTACCGGCCTACCGTTTGGCCCAAGCGGTGCAACGGTCGTTTCTTCTGCCGCCGCAGAGTCGCCGGCTTGCGCCTGTGGAACCGGCGCCGGAACAGTTACCCCAACCTTCAGCGACTGTTCAGTTTCTTCCGTAATCCCGCATCTGCATCGGACGTGAAACGGTGGATAGCCGATGCTGCCCCGAACGGGATGCTTTGCGCCGCTCTCATCGGTCTTAGCAACCAACTGGCTAGCCACCCCGCCGCACGTTGGGCAAACCAACTCATCATTAGCGGTCAACACCCGAAACGCTGTCGTAAACGGGTTTGCAAGTCCCGCCTGTCGAATCGACTCGGTGAAAAGGCGGGTCGTCTCGGTCACGGCGATGCGCTCGGCACGATCAGCGCCGAACACCGGAACGAGCGCCTGAATCAACGACGGCAAGCCCTGTGGCCGTCCCCCCAACTCGCCCCGGTTCCAGGCGGCGAAGACATCGGCAAACTGTTGCCGGCTGGTCAGGTTCAGGTTCGGAATAGAACCATAAGTCGTGTCAGACGGGTCAACATAGTAGGTTTCTGCCCAGCGGATGACCTGCTGATTGACCAGGCTAAACGTACCAGCATTGCCGCCAACGACGGCGGCGAAGGTGGCCCGTTCGGTCAAGACCTGCAGGATCCGTGGCCGCATGGCATCCCACAGCAGTTCGTTCTCATTCTCCCAAAACCAGGCCACGTCACGCTCTGTTGGTCGGTAGTCGGTATCCCGCAACATGTAAATTAACCGCTGCTGCTGTGCCGAGAGCGCTCCCTGCGCTGCAATGGCCATCTGCTGCTCTGCCCACAGGCGCGCTGCTTCTGGGTCATTCTGCCGGCGGATGATGTCGGCTGTGTCAGCGTCGATTAGCCCCGCTTCAAGCAAGGCGGAAAGAAGAGCGTCCATTATTCACTCACTCGGCGGATGGTTCCCAATTTTCGCCACCGTACTTTGTTCGTTGACGGATAACCGCTTGCCGAAAAGCGCCAAGCGCTTCCATGACCGTACCTGCTTCAGTGGTCAGTCCGTATATGGCATCATCTTCCATGTCCCAGCCGTTTTCACCTTTGCCCGGAACAGGAACGCCGGTTTCAACCTCTACGTTGGCTCTGTTGACAGTCTTAGGCCAGGGCCAGCGCGAACGCTTCCAAGTGGAGGTGTAAAGTTCTACCGTCGCTGAATAAACAATGCCTTGCACTGGAAACAGAACATGATGCGTCGTGCGCTCGGATTCAGAATACTGATTCCTGCCCAAAAAGAAATCGTCAAAGTGAAAATTAGAGTCACGCCAATCGCCGGATTTATGGTCATTGTCATGTCGCCATAAAGTCCACCAGAGAGCGCCATCGTGGAAGCGGATGTAAATTTCTCGGTCGCCGCTGCCCCATTTGCCAGTCCACTTGACACCGGGTAAGCGCTTTACCCACTTGGCGCGTGCGATGTGGAACCAAAGCGAAAACAAGAAAGGTAGTGATATGCCTACCTCGATAGCGTAATCGCCAGTGTCAGAAAAAGCCAGTCGCATCCCGAATCGCTCACGGAAAAGTGACCAACAAACGCCGATGCTATTCCCTGGCCAGCGCAGCCAAGCGCGGCCATACTTCCACATGCGCCCCTGCTTGTCTAGCACCTGGCTATGCCACCATAACGCTGTCTCTTCACCTTTGCCCCTAACTAACGTTCGCATTGATGTCTCCCTGCTGCTGATTCGCTGTTCCTGTGGTCGGCTGGCGTGCCGCCTGTACGATGTTGGCGATTTCCGCCGCTCGTTGCAACATGGCGTTTTGCTTGAATAGTGCAATCTGTTCAGGTGTGTAGCCCAGCTTTGCCCACACCATTTCATCAGGTACGCCCAGGTCTTTGTGGGTCTGGGCAACCTTCGCTTCCGTCTCTTCAATGCGCGTACTGGCATCCTTCCACTGCACACCGATCACAGGCTCGTCAATCTCTGGCACATTGCCAAAGGTGCGCGCCACTCGATAGGCAAGAGACATGACATCGGCCCAGGCTTCGCCAAACACCAGTTGACGCTCTTCCGCCTTTGCCACCAAGCCGGATTCCAGTTGCTTCAGCGCTTCCCCGCTGGGCACGTCCACGCCTAAGATGGGCTTGAGATAATACTGCGGAGTCCTAGTCATCCCGCCGATGGCCGCTGCAATGGTCCAAATGGCTTCGATAATGTTGTTGAGGTCGGTGCCGGGAATGCGTTCGATGTTGCCGCCGAAGATTTCCAGCGCACGCCCAGGGGCCACAATGAACTCATCGTCGCCTTCCAGGTTGGTATCATCAGCCACACCCATAGGCATCGGCATAGGGTCTTTGTAGTTCATGGTCAGGATGGGAAAACCGGCCGTATCCGCTGCCGCCAACAGGTCAAGCCAAGATTTATTCAGCGCATTCTGTAGGCCAGCGATAAGCGCCACCTCACTGCCGCCGGGATTCTGGAACTCGACCGCTGCCACGCCCAGATTGTTGCCTTGCGCATCCCGCCAAGCGATAGGCCAGGAGAGGTCGCCATCATCTAAGATAGGGCGCCACAGGTTGTCAATGCCGATCATGTTGGTAATGCTGTCCCGCTCGTACTTGCGAATCTCCCCAGGCAAATAGACCGTTTTTCGTTGGATGCCCGTTACCCCCGGCTTGAGCGGGTTGAAGGTGTAGAAGTACCTTGACGCAAACAGCACCTGATTCTCATCTTCAGGGTTGCGGTGCAGGTTGACGCCCGTCGTGCCATCGTCAACTTCGTGGAGCGACAGGCGCGGCCGCTGATGCGTGTTGTCATAGTCAACCATGACATAGCTCTTGCCATCTCGCAATGTGCGCCGGTAGAGTCGGATCTGCTGGCTGTCCATCCGGTTGTGCTTCCACCACTGCCAGAGTAAGGCCGCTACTTGCGCATCGGGGTCAGGGTTCTCAGCGTCCAGGTCATCGGCTGATTTGCCATTGACGGTAAAGCCGGTCACGGCAAGGCGTTCGCGCAAGGTGTCCACCACGGTCTTGACAAGGTTGTGGTTAAAGGCAAAATCGCCGTCGGTCAACTGCTTGCCGAGATATTCTTGTTGCCGTTGGGTCAAGAGCACGGGGCGATTGCCGCTGTAGTAATCCCGCGCCGCTTTGACCTTGGCCGCCTCTTCTTCCTGCCGCGCAATGATCCCTTGCAGGTGGATGAACTTATCAAGTTGCTCAGGTGTGAGCAGGGTAATATCAATCATTGGGTTACCTTTGCACGAATCCGGGTAGCAAGAATGACTTTGAACTTTGGATAAAAATTCAGCCTATAAAAATCGCCGTCTATCTCAAACGCATGATTCCATACACGCCCGCTCAGTCGTTCAACGTCCATTTTGATAAATTCGATTGAGCCTCTGCGGTGGGCATCTATCGTCAGCCGACTGATGTTGCTACGCAGCGCAATAAGCGGTTGGCACTCTAAGACCGTCTCTCTTAGCCTGTGCATACATATATCGTGAGTAACGCATGGTGCAACCGCTGTTTCCCCAGAACCTGAATTGAGTAGCCATTTACTATATTGATTCAGGCTACTGTATCTGTCCATCATGCTTTAATATTCCTTTGACCGTGGCTTCTGATGCTGCCCTTTGCCGTATAACATCCACACCAGCCCCTCTAGGGCTTCGCAGGCGTGGTCATTGCCATCCTCTGGCCTGTCGTCTGGACTGTGCTTGCCATCTGGATAGCGGTAGCCCTGCGTAATCTCCCGAATCAAATTGACGCAGCGCCGGTGGACCTTGATGGAGCGATGGCCCTTGGCATCCTTGATCATGCTGCGGGTGAGCTTAATCGCTGCAACTCTGGTCCCGCTGTCGCCAGCTTGCGTCTGTAGCCACGAATACGCCGGGATGTTGACCTTGTTCAACCGTGTGCGCAAAGCTGGCGCTTCGTGGCTTACCGCTGCTATCTTGGGCCGCTGAATGCTATGCACTGCGCGCCGCTCCACAATGTCCTCCACCGTCTGTTCCTCTAGGGTCTTATACTGGTACAGTTCATCAAACACGAGTAGATAGCTGCCCTTATTCTGCACAAACAGGGTTGCCCTCGGATCCGGAAAGTAACCGTCATCAATGGCCAGCATGACCGGCTGCAAGGTGTTTGGCTCTTCGTCGGTCAAGTTCTCTTCGTTGAAGTCGCTGAAAACCAAGCCTTCGACGGAAGCAAACCAATCAAATAGCGCATTTCTTGTGGCCGTATCGAGATTGTCCAGACTGCGCAAATATTCATCTTTGTCGAGATACGGGTTGTCATTTAACCCACTAGGGATGAATGGCCGCTTTGCCGACCGCTGCAACACAAAACGCTCTTTCACCCACTGCCCTTCACTGGACGTTGGCGGGTTGCTCGCACAGCGCATCCGCAGTGGCACTGTAGAGCCTGCCAACCGGCGCAACCGGCTGAACAGGTAGGTGTACTGTGTCTCGCTGAAATGGCTTGCCTCGTCAAAGCCGATAAATTGAAACTCTGCACCTTGATAGCGATACTTGTGCTTTTCCGCTTCCAGATAACCGAAAGACAACGTTGCGCCACTTGGAAAGGTCCAGGTCTTCAGCGACTCATGCCACTGGGCATCCGTGTTCATCAGCCAGTCTTTAGAGCGGTCCATCAACGCCCCCGGCAAAGCCAAGTCCTGAAACGTTCGCCGAAACAGAATAGCCGCATAGCCTGGTACATCCGCATATTGCAGCGCCGCCATCAGCAGCGCGTCAGACTTGCCGCCACCCGGCTCCCCGCCGTAGAAGGCTTCGATATGGGGCAACAACAGAAACGCTGCCTGCTTGACCGTGGGTCTATGCGGGATGTACTTTGTCATCCTTGGCGTCATCAGGTGCGGTTGTAAGGACACCTGCTGCCGCAAGGACATCAAAGATGCTTTCGGCTGTACTGCTGTCGATGGCATGATCCACTTTCGCCCGTTGCTCAATCGGCCCACCGTTGGCCCCGGTCACTTCGGTTCGGTCGGCAAACAGCCGGTGATGCTTGCCCAGATGCACAAGCGCCGCCTGTGCGTCGTAAAGCTCAAACTCCACTTCCACTGTCTCTACGGTCTCATCATCGAAAATGCGCTTGGTCGTTTTGGTCTTGAGCTTTTTGACAATGCCCGTTTTCTTGGCTTGGCGCGCTTTCGCCAGGTCGAAATTGCCGTTGTCGTCCAGGTAATCATCTACATCGCCACGGGCCTGCTGTGCCAAGCGCATCAGCACCTCATTCGCTGACATGGCCGTCTCTGCAAGCCGCTGACTGATAGCCTCTTGCACATCAGCGCTTTGCAGAAGTCGCCACCCGTTAGCGGCTGCACTGGCACGGCTCACCGTCGTATAGACCGCCTGATACGCATCCGTGGCGTTGTAGCTGATTAGGTACTGTTCAATAAAAGCCTTATGTCGGTCGTTCACAGCGCTTCCATCACGGTCCAGGCGGCAATCACGTTGCGCTCAGGGCTTGGCGCTTCGCTATAATCGGCTGTGAACTGCACAGCATAGCCGCCTGCCGTCTCTACATCCTCAATGTCATACGTCCACGTAAACACCCCGTTAGCCCCGTCGGTGACGGTCAGCAAGCCTGTGATGTCACGTGTTTGACCACTGCTCTTGTTTTTCATTCTGCCGGTGATGGTTGCGCCGGTCAGGTCAACCGGCGCTCCATCCCCATCAAGCCAGGTGATCCGCTGGCCGGGACGGGTAGCACCGGCAATCGCTGGTGCTAATCCCATGTTAGGCGTTCGCTTCCGTCAGCGTGAAGCTGGTGATGGTGACACTCTGCCCACTGGCAATGCTCACGTTGTCGAGCGTCAGATCCCCACCGCCGCCGGTCGCTGTGACCGTGCCTTGCCAAGGTGCAG